CTTCTATTTTTAATTTGTCATTAGCAATTTTAGATTGCAATGCTGCAGGAGCTAACGAAATAATCTTTTTAGCATTTTCAGGGCTATAAGTTGTTGGGATACCTTTAGGTAAAGGAAGTCCTGAATCTTGATATGCTTGAAGTGCTGCATCCCAACCTACTTGGTCTTTAGCCATAGCTGCGGCATAGATAGAGTCAGATTTAACTTTATCATTTAATTCACGAGCTTTAATTGCATCACCTTGTGCGGTTTGCATCATACGACGAGACTCAGCCATAGCTTGAGTACGTTGATATGGGTCTTCAATTAATGAAGCCTGCATTGCCATCATCTTGCCTTGTTTAGCAAGTTTAGTAGCATTAGTTAGCATATCGTTCATTTGACCTGCAGTAGTCAATGAGCCATCATCATTATAAAGTTTGGCATCAGGAATCATTTGATTAGCCATTTTAGCTAATGGTGCAGGTTGTCCAGGTTGACCTGCTTGTTGAGGTAATGCAGTTGCTTGAGCTTGTTTTTCCGCTTCAATCTCTTTAGTCTGTTCATCCAACATAGCTTGTTGAATATCAAACTTTTGAGATGTCATTTGTCCTTGTCTATATGCAGACAATGGGTCAAAGGAAGACGCTAAGTTAAATAGTTCGGTTGCTTGTCCAGCCATGATATTTCCTTAAGCCGATGGGTTAGGTGATGGATTATTGTAGTTTGAATACAACGTAGCCAATGGATTAGAGATTTGTCCTAAACCACCTGCAATAGATTGCCATCCACCATATGTAGAACCTAGATTAGATGCTCCAATATTAGACATTGCAGTAGCTCCTGCTCCAGGTGATTGTGTAGCACCTGATAAAGCCATCAATGTTTTAATTTGGTCATTGTATGTTTGAGAAGCTAAATTTTGTCCAAACTGTTGACCTTGGATTAAAGCACCACCGGAAACTAAACGTCCTTGTGCTGCTTGTTGAGCTTGTAATCCTTGTAAACCTTGTGACAAGTTAAACTGATAACCTGGAGTTTTTGTAATAGTATTTGGGTCTGCCATTAATGCTTGTAGTTGAGAAGCAAATTGTGAACGATATGGGCTAAATGGGTCTGCTGCCGAAGGTTGTACTTGACGACCATTTTGTATTGCACCATAACCACCAGCCAATTTACCAAGTCCACCAATAATGTCGGAACCAGTTTTAGCGTATTTAATTAAGTTAGCAGTATTGGAAGCAACAGACGCACCAGATGCTGCATTACCTGCAATACCTGTCATTTGAGTGCCGTAATCACTAGCAAGAGTTCCTGCAATATCAGCAGCAGTAGCACCACCTGTAGCCATACCAGCAACGTTAGATGCAGCAATAGAATCAATACCGTATGACTGAGCCATGATTTGAGCAATTTGCTCTTCAGCAAGTCCTGAAGCTGCAAGTTCTGCTGCATCGGCTGCAATCATCTCAGTAAGTGATGCACCACCCGTAAGTGGGGCTGCTGCCATTGCCGCCAAAGTCGGCCACCCTACGGTGTTGTTAACAACTTTATCAACATCAGCTAAACCAGTTCCAATGTCACTAATGCCTTGACCAATAGTACTGCCAACATCACTAACGACATTACCAATGCTTGAGCCAACATCACTAATAGCATTGCTGACTGTATCAACAATATCACCAAAAAAACCGCCGCCACCACACATAATTATTCCTTTAAATGTTTTACTGTATTGAACCCAACAACTTGATAGCCTAATCGCTCATAAAATTGTTTTGTTCTATCAATATTAATTGCGGTTGTTTGGCTAATTGATAAATCATTTATACCAATATCTTTAGCCCAACCTTCTAGCTTCCTAATTAATTTTATGGCTGCAGAACATCCACGATATTCAGGCAAAACATAAAATCCTAAATCACTTACTTTTTGCTTTGTACTAAAAAAATACTCATGCTGTGCTGCCATGATAAAGCCAATTAGTTTGTCATCCTTTATTGCCCCAAAAGTAACAACTGATGGTGCATCGAATAACTTTTTAATTTTGTCTTTACTAGGAGAGGCATCTTTAAATTCTGCTTCTTCAACCATCTTAATGACAATATTAAAAAATTCATCATATTTATCTTGTTCTAACCTGACTATATTCACTATGTATTCTCCCCGATTTTACTTCAAAAATAGCCATTTATGACTCCCCTTGTTCAAAATCTATTTCTAAATATTGAAGTCTTAAGGGTACATTATCTGCGTGTAATAAGTCAAATGACCTTCTACGGGCTTGCCCTAACCTATTAGCCTGTGATTTTTGGGTATTAAGGTTAATATTTACCCAGCCTGAATAGGTCTGATAGTCGTCGTTTGTATAACGTAATAAACAATAAGAGTCTACTTTATCCCCTACGACTTGAGCACCGGAAAAGAATTTACGGTCATTATTGCCAAAGTCTATTATTGGGGTACGGCACAATACGGTAATAGGGTTACCGTAGTCATTATAGTAATTCTGATTAAGAATATAGGATTTACCGTTTGTTTGGTGTTGAAGAAGATTTTTATCTTCAAACTTGGTGTAATGGTTTAACTTAAAGTAGCCTTCTACGTTGTTTTCAGTAGAAGTCCAATATGTCCAACCTTTTTGAGCCATGTCATATACTAGGGTATACCCTGTGTCTTTTAAAGTTAGTACGTATAAAGAATGACCTGCGGTTTTAATACTAAACGCATACATTTGAGCAGGGTCTGCGTTATTGATAATTCTTTCAATATATTGATTAGAAATAATTTGGGGAGTTTGCCCCGCCAATGCCATTACTTGAAAGCCCTTTTGACGGTTTGTAGATACCCATAAAAGGGTGTTATCCATCTGTACCAAGGTATCTTGACCTGCTGCTCCAAATTGCAATACAGAGTTTTGATAGGGCAGGAATGGGCTACCTGGAGATGTACCTGCATCGTAAAAGAATTCAGTAGTTTCAGCACCCATAGCTACAATGTAATTAATGGTACGACCAATGGCTACTAGCTTATCTGCGTCAGATACTACCCCAATATAGTTGATTGCTTGCCAAGTGGTAGGGTCTTGTACGTTAGAGTTGTAAAGGAGTCCGTCGGGCGTTCCGACAACATAATAGCCATCAACGAAGACCGCACCTGAGACAGTAGTACCAGGATAAGAGGTAGTAAAGGTAAGAGTAGCAGTACCGTTGGCAGTGGCATTTTGACTTAATGTTAAGGTGGTTCCAGAAATATTTAATACATATGTTCCAGCTAGTATACCCGTACCTGATATGTTTTGCCCTACTTGAATGGCTGCATTTGAGGCTGAAAGCGTTACTGTAGGGCTACCTGATGCCGTAGTACCACTTTGTGTAGTAATCGTCCCTGAGAGGTCTAGAAGCGTTCCTGTAGCAATTGTATATACATAACCTTTATATTTATTCTTTAGGAATACTACGGTTTGGTCAATCGACGCAATAAAATCATATCCATCAGTTCCGTCTACGGTTCCTTTGGATACACCATTGTCATAAAAAGTAGTGCCTACAATGCTGAAAAAATGAGTACCAACGGCAAAAATACCTAAACCAGCACCTGCTGTAACGGATTGATATTGCACCATACCTGGACGCTTAACAATAGAAAGAGACTCACTCTTTTCAACTTCAATAATTGCATTACCGAGCTTTGAGTCTTTGTCTAGTGTCCCATTACGGGAGCCAATGTTATGCCCTAGAGGTACACGGGTTATTGGCATTAGTAGCCTGCTCTAAAACGGAACTCAGGCGAGAACATAGTAGATGCTTCTTCTTGGCTCCAATCAGTCATCTCTTCTTCTAACTTGGCTGCACGTTGAGCTAGTTCTGCTCTCATTTGTGCAGAAGCACCATATTCCATAGAGACGTTATCAGCCAATCCAAACTTTAGGCAATTAAACCATTCGCTAGGAAACTGAGGTGTAGAAGTTGGGTTTGACACATCATCAATAGGCTTTTGAACTTGCAAGTGAATTGTGTAACCAGTTGCTGCAGGTACGTTGTAAACATACAGTTCTCCATCAGTAATCTTTGGGTCGTAGTAAAACTGATTAGGTACGCCTTGGGATGTCTTAACACCTAATTGCATATACTGTTGACGAGCCATTTGTTGCAGTACAGTATCGTTACCTTGTGGGTTACGGATAAATGCCATGACAACACGCAATGGCTTATCGGTTACTACATCAGAAGTAATGGTTGGGCCGATAGTGTAAATCTTCTGACCAATTACCATTGGTACTTGTACAGTATCTAATTTCCATAAGGGTAAACCCTTAGTCTGTAATTGCTTAATATAAATGTTAAGAGCCTCAGCACAGTTTTGATAGTCAACTGGAGTAGGTTGGTCACCTGCACCAATTACGCCTAATGTACGTAATGCGGCACTAATAATGCCATCTCGATTAACTGTGTAGACTGCTGACATTTGTATTCCTTACGAAAGGTTCTCTAGCTTGTAAATAGTGCTTAAATATATAGCTTCAATTTCTTGTAGGATATTTTCTAGGGCTTGAACTTCCCCAGTAATTGCATCACAATTTTCTTGCATCCATTTTAAATCTTCATTGAGCCAATATAGAATAGGTCTTTCTAAATCGGCTTCAAGTTTCTTGACTTCAATAAGACCAAATTGACCTTGATATGCCTCAACCAAATTATCAATTGAATCAATAATGTTGTCATAAAATTTTTGCAATGCTTTATGTTCAGAATAAGATTTAGTAGCCCAATGAGCTATATGAGCTTCATTACGAGCAGCAAATACTTTTTCTACTAATTGCTCAATCATAGACCCACCAACGCTTTTACTTCATCTTCAGTTAACCCTAATGCGGCTAGTTTAGCTAGTGCAGAAGCTTTTGTATCAATGACTGCTTGTGCATCGGCTTCAGCTTGTGCTGTAACTGCGGATAAATCGTAAGCTACTTCATTGCCATCTGCATCGTAAGCAATATCGCCACGCAAAGTAATAACTTGGGGGTATAACTTTTGTAATGTGTTAAATATATTTAGACTCATCCTGCAATCTCCATAAGAGTTACATAACTACTACAGCTTGAATTTACTATTATTGCTCCTGATATACCTCTTACATAAATTGTGTAAGTTGTTGAAGAAGTTGTAGCTGGTGAATCTAAAAAAGCTATAGATTGTGCTATTTGAAGTCTTGAAGATGCTCCAAAAGCACCATTAAAACCATTTCCAGAATTACTGCCTGAATCTACAACATTAGTAGAATTTCTATAAATTGTCAAAATAGCTTGATTTGAATTTGCCTGCGAATCCATACTTGTATTTGCAAGTACTAAAATTTTGCTACTAGCACTTGAGGGAGTGATAGATGCTGTAATTCCAGTTGTTACAAAAGTAGAAGAACTGGTTGATGTTGTTGCCGTTACAACTGTGCCTTGTACTACCTGCAATACACTACCTGCTGGCAACCGAGCAGATGGCAAAGTTCCACTAGTTAAAGTAGAAGCCGAACCAGTAAACGCAGTAGTCTGCGTAGTGCTATCACTAAATGTAATTGATGGGCTTGAGCCGTTAATGATTGTAGTCATTATGTATTCTCCGCTGGTAATCTTGCTTGTAATGTTGCAATAGTAGTAGCTTGTGCATCTACTTTAGCGTTTAGTTCTTGGATAGCGGCAGTTAAAACTGGAACTAAATCTACATATCGCAATCCTAAAGTTTTTTCCTCATTTTCTTGAACATCAACAACTTCGGGATAAACTTTTTGAACATCTTGGGCAATTAAAAATAAACGGGATTTATCTTCATCTCCTTCGACCTTATAACGACCATATACTGTGCGAAGTGTATTTAAATTTGCAAGCGCATTTGTTATTGGGCGGTCAATTATTTTATTGCGTTCATCTGAAATAGTATTAAATGATGTGTTGCCATTTACTAAATAAACTCCAGTACCAGCAGCATTATGAAAATAACAAGAATTGCTTGAAGTAGAACCGCTTACATCTATTTGAGCGCCAAACCCTGATGTTAATCCAATACCAACAGTTCCATCAGCAGCAACACGCATCCGTTCTGTGTTGTTTGTACCAAAAGAAAAAAAGCTATTTTCTAAATTCCATAAATACGCATCGTTACCTGATTGTTGTATTAACATTCCATCAGAAGATGTTGCACCAGTTGTAGAATTTTGAACAGCTATTGTTGCGTTTGTTCCATATACAGTTAAATTTCTTGTAGGACTAGAAGTACCAATACCTACATTTTGTGCAGTTGTAATAGTTACCGCAGTAGTAGTACCATTAGTTTGTAATTGAAGCTGACCGCTAGTATCCCCAGCAATAGCTATTGCAGTTCCACTTGTAGTTCCAGCCGATATAGTAGATGCCATTAGATACCCCTTGCCGCTTGTTCGGCTTTAAATGTTTCGTATGCGGCTTTAACTTCATCAGTCCATGCGGCATTGGCGATGTCTTGGACTTTCTGTTCTTGGTCGCTAATGTTCATATCAGGAGTTAATACCCAACGATGAAATGTTCTTGATACAAATTGACCATCTCGTTCAATAACTGTAGCTTGACGAACTTGGATGTTCCAGCCACGAATAATCTCAATTTGGTCAATACTTGTAGATTCTGTAAGTGCCATTTTTAATCCTTTAAGTGTCCGACTAGACTAATCTGGTCTAGTTAAGTTTGGTATGAGCCCGAAAGGGTAAAGCTAGTTGTGTTTGTAACTGAACTATCAGTCATATTAACTACATTAGCGCCACTAGCTACATAAATATAAATATCTGTGCCAATAATTTGTGTAGTAATTGGTAGTCCTGTATCCATATAAACAGAAGAATTAGCCCTAATACTACCACTAGCAGAAAATGGTAGGCTTCCAATGGTTATATATCCAGTAGAAGAACCTTTGTTGCTCAATGATATTTGTAATTGAAAATTAACAACTCTACCTATTTTTGTATATATGCCTGACCTAAATACATAAGTTAATCCAACTGAAGCCGTAGCAAAAGAAACAGTTGGCGTAAAAGTACCTTCCTCATAATCATCCAGCGTGTTTGCGTCAGATGAAGCGGATTGGGTTGCTGGGAATGTGATGCCAGCACCGCTAGCAGAAGCAGTGGCACC